TCACCCCACAATCCTCCTTGTTACCGACATTCCATACGTCTCGCTGAACCGGATATAGTGCCGCTGCACCGTCTCAATCGTATCGTCCAGAAGCCAAGCGGCATCCGCGAACGATCCGCCATTGGCAATCACGAATGACGCAGCCGTCCGGCGCATGTCGTGGATCGTCACGTCTTCGATGCCTGCCTTCTTCTTGCAGGTCTCCCATGCGCTGCGGAACTTGGTGACCTTCTTCCCATTCCAGCTTACCACGTATTCGCAATCGGCTGTCAGGGCCGCTGTGCCGAGCGCCAGCGCCAGAGACGCATTGCAGGGCACGTAGGGCGTGCGGGACTTGCGCGAACCCGTCTGCGGGAAGAATATCCCCGCGCGGTTCCAGTCGATGCAATCCCATGTCAGATCCAGGATGGCTTGTTTCCGCTGGCCGGTGAACAGGGCAAGCGCGAGGAATGTGCGCAGGTGGGGCGCTGCGGCGTCATAGAGCGCCATGAACTCTTCCCATGACAGGAACCGTTCGCGCGGCGGAGCAGGCCGTGGCGCTTCGATATGGGGCACGCTGTCAATCCATCGCATCCGGTGCGCCCAATTGAGGGCAGCGCGCAGCGCGCGGCATTCGGCATTGATCGTGCTGTCTGATACGTCCTTGCGTCTCTGAGCGTGATAGAAGCGCACCTGCGGGCGTGTCAGGGCGTCCGGCTCATAGGCGCCAAGGATGGCCTTCACGGGCATTAGGCGAAAGCCTACGGTCGCAGGATCGGCAATCCCGTCCTCTATCCGGTCAGCAAGGTAAGCATCACAGATCGCGGACACGGTAGCCCCCGGTTCTGGCATTTCCATTGCGGTGATGAATCGTGCGCGCCATTCTTCTGCTAACCTTTCATTCGTTTCGCCGGTAGAGCGGCGATGACTGCGGCCATTCTCGGACCACGTGACGAACCAGACGCGGCTTCGCTTTCCATTGATGATGGGGCGTTTAAGGCTGTACTTTCGCATTCGATATAGTCCTCCAGCCACTCCACCCTGAACCGCAAAAGTTTCCCAAGTTTGACCGAGCGCAACTTACCTTCATCCACGCGCCTGCGCACTGTGGAATCCGAGCAGGCGAGGTATTCAGCCGCTTGCTGCACGGTCAGGAGAGGCGCGGGGCGTGTCACTGGCCGGGCTCCTCTGCTTTGGAGATCATGGCGGGTGGGTCTGGAAGTGGGCGCCAGTGGGTCGGGATTTCGACACCCTCAAGGCGCACAGCGCCGTTCGGGCCCCAATACCACCAGTCAAGCGCCTCAAGAGCCTCGTTAGACCATTGTCCGCTTTCGATCTCTTGCTCGGAGATGTATCCGCTTTCTTCCAGTGTCGTGCGCTCGCCCCAGAAAACGCCAGCGTCTTCCCGGTATAATTCGACTTCTCCGGTATATGGCGGCGCCGTCTCAATCGGCCTCCACCCCTGTTCGATCACATAGCCTTCTTCCGCTATGGCGGTGAGGTAGGCGGACAGAGCTGATTCCAGCATAGCATCCGTTTTTTCTGCGACGAGTGCCAAGTCGTCCCTATCGAGCGAACCAATTCCGATCCGTTGCTTTGTCATGGCATCTGCAAATGCCATTTTTGCGGCATGCAGAGCCTCTTCATCAATCTTCGTCATGGCTTCCCCCTGCGGCAAACACCGGTTGTTTGGCTGATACAGCCCTCGCCATGCCGTACACCGCTTTACGAGCCCGCTCAGCGCGCAACTTAACGTCCTCCGAGATGTCACCTCGCTGTTCGATCAGGAAGCAGAACGTCACGACCTCATTGCGGAGGTTTTCGAGTGCTTCATCAATCGTCATGGTTCACTCCCTCAATCACTGAAAGCAGGAAAGCGCGGTCTGAGAACGCATCGTCCGCGATGGTGTAAATGCGGTTGTCCCACTCATCATCTGCCATGTCCGCGACTGACTCATGCCGCGCACGTATCCCCGCGATCTTTTCGGCATCTACGCTGGGGCGCATGGCTGAGAGGGCTGCGCGGGCTAGAGCATGAAATTTATGCCTTGTTGCGTTCCCTTTTCCGAGAGTTGCTCCAGTGTCCCAATCTGGCCCGATCATACCTGCTGGCGGGTCCGAAACAAACATGGCCCGAGCCACCCGCTCCACCACGTCCGCGTCCGGCTCACTGGCTGGCGGGACAGCGGAGAGGAGGGAGGTGGCGCGGCGGTTCCAGTTCGAAACAAAGTTTTCCTTACGGTCAAACTCGATATTTCCGCTGGCCATGCAACGCTTACAGCACACGCACGACCCACCCGCGTTTTCGCCTTCGTCAATGTTAATAATCTCGGCTTCGCCGCCGCAGAACGGACACGGCCTCAACCCCTCCAGTTCAGTAATACGCTGGCGCATCTGTTCGGTGATGTTAGTCACGGTCAAAGTCTCCACTGTAATCGTAGTCTGAATACCGGCGCTCAATGCCACAGTAGTCGCAGGTCCAGCCTTCGCCATGATGGTACGTGAAGGAGTGCCCAGTCTCTTCGTCATGATGCATCGCTCCGTCTTGGCAGCACTCCCAGCAGATCGTCCGCTCAGGGTGTTTTGGATCCCATACGTAGACATCCACATCATTGCCGCATACGCGGCAGGGCGGGCATACATCGGGATCACCCATCTTCCTTCTCCTTCTCAGCGAGCGCCCTCAGCAGGGCGGCAAGGCGGGCGGCGGGTTCGGTGGGGGCGTGCACTTTATAGCGCCTCGCGCCTATGATGGCCGTGGCCCACCAGCAGTCTTCGCCTGGGCATCGACGCCCGGTCGATATTTCCCACTTTCCTTCCGGCAGCACTCTCTCAGTCAGTGCGGCGATGGCATCGAGAGAGGTGGTGATCTTCAGTGGCGTGTGTGTGCCGCCGACGTGATCCGGGTGGGTAACCATCAGAATTGGCTCGGTTCCGCCGACCAATGCCGCCTCAGATGGGACCCACCCCAATGCGACAAAAATCTCCGCATCCAGCTCCCGCCCCGTCTCCCCCGCTTCAACACGGGCGGCGAGGGCCAGTAGGGTTTCAGTCTTGGTCATGGGTGGGCTCCTTGAGGGCGCGGGTGACGGTCTCAAGATAGAGGCCAACCGCAGATGACAGCAGTATTGGATCAACCCACACTCCGGCGTGGGAAAGCATGGTCCGCATACGCTCTACTCCAGTCTCATTGATGTAGAGCGCCTTATCCAGTTCCTCCCACGCTTTCCGCAGAGCTGCGGTGAGGGCGAGGGTGGTGGTGGGGTCCATGCCTGCGATGTGCTTTGCGATATGGCAGGCGGATTCGCGCGTCGGCTCGTCATGGTCATCACCAAAATCAACGGTTGCAACCGGCATCGTTTCCGGCTCTGAACTCCATTGGATAAACCATGTGCCGTCTTCAAAAATCGGCTTGCTGCCATGCCAGCGGTACTGGCACTGGAACGCAAACCAATCACCGCCACGCTCGGTCGTTGCCGCCTTAGCCCGTGCTTCGATCTCTTCCAGTTGCTCGGGGGTCATTTCTTGCTCCATTGGTACTTGTATCCGGCTGGCTTCGGCTGAAACCCGCGTGACTTGATCCGTGAACCGCCAGCACGTTTCCGCTTGTCGTATTGTGTCCGGCCTTCAGCGTAACGTTTCGACTTGGCACGGGGTGTCACTTCCTTGACGGTCTTCCCCTTGGCGCATTCGTAGCAATAGAGCGCGCGGTTGGTGATCTCGTTTCCGCCGCCGTCAGCGAGCGGATGAAGGTGTTCATCGACTACGCGCTTCGGTTGGGTAAAATCCAGCCGACAAGCGCACTTGCCGCATTTGCCTTCCTGCTGGATAATCAGGAGGCCGAACTCGCGACGGCTGAGGGGCTTGCGCTTCTCCACTACGAGTCCCCCAGATCATCCACGAGGCGCGTCAAAGACGTAACATTGTTGCCTTCGGAGTCGCAGGTAAGAACCACATAAGCGTGGTCAAAAGCTGGGTGGGACTTAATGTTCATTCCGCAGCTGTCGCGATAACCGCCGCGAACACCCGCCACGACAAGGCGCAGCAGCGCTTCCCGGTGCCGATCTCTTTCAGCGCATACACGGGCAAGCTGTTCCTGGAGGTCGTTTATGTGCGTGTTCATCATGCTGCGGCTTCCTTGTGTTCTTCCAGATCCACGCCGAAATCGTCAGCGCTCGCATATATCAACTCAATCATGTCGCTCATTTCCGCCTTTGAAAGCTGGCTGGAACGATGGCCTTCAGGAAACCAGGATTGCCCGTCCAGAGTCGGAAGGACGTGGACCTCGTGCCCCAGCTTCTGCATGAAGATGCACTTCCACTGTTCTTTGCTCCACTTCTGTCCACGGAGTTCCGCCTGCTTGGCGTACTGGGTCAGAAGCACCCACATCAAATCGTTTTGGTCATTGCTCCGCTTGTTCCTCCGCGCGGTCACCACGAAGCCCAAGGGCGCCTTCAGGATGTCCCTGATAAGCGTCTGGCGTTGGGCCTCGGATGACACGCGGTAGGTGGCCATCAGACCAGCGTATCCGTTTCGACAACTTCGATGCCAGGAATTGCGACCTGTGCACCCTTGGCCGCGCGAATGTCCGCATTCGCCAGACGCTCGCAAAGCTCAATCACTTCCGGCCGGCTCATGTAGTGCGTGACCAGCATTGTGGCGTTGGTGATCTTGGCTTTCCGGACAGTGCGAAGGCCGCTTGCCCGGAAACCCTCAGAGCCCTTGACGTTGCCAGCCTGCTTTTCTTCCGCGGCTACCAGCTTGGCTTCGTTCTCAGCGGCTTTCGCGGCGGCCGCGGCGTCTTCGGCCAGCAGGGCGTCGTTTTGCAGCCTGCGGGCTTTCTCCGCCTCTTCAGCGGCCTTGCGCTCTGCCTCGCGCCGGGCTTCCTCCGCCTTGCGCTTCTGCTCTACGACAAAGGCTGTCAGGGCTTTCTCGACGGCGGCAACCGCTTTCTTGGCAGCGTCTACCAGCGGATTGTAGGTGCCGTCGATCTGGCGCCCGGCGTCGAGATGCGGCTGCTTCTCTTCCTTGCGCTTGTCATCAATGTCCTTGGCCAGTTTTTTGGCCAGCTTGATAAGGTCGCTTGCCTCTCCGGCATTAGCATCAGTAACTTCACCGAATGCCTCAGCGCGGGCTTTCAGGCTGTCGATTTCCTCCGCAAAGAGTTCGGCGGCGGGCGGCGGGTTGTTATGCAGCATTGTCATGGGGCAGTCCTGTTTCGAGTTCTTGTTGTTCGCGGGCGGCTTCTTGTTCATCGTGGATGAAAGCCGTCAGCAGTTCGGAGTATTCGTTCTTGATCCCGCGATACCAGTCTTCTGGTAGCGCACGCAGGCGGGTGGCGTTTCCAGAGCCCCAGGCCTGAAGCTCAGCGGCAGACTCGCAATCCCGCATCTGCTTTTGCAGTTCAGCGTACAGATCACGGGACGCACCCTTTGTTGCCGGGGCCTTCTGTTCAGCTTCGACAATGGTTTCATCGTGTGTGACTTGCTGTGCCGGTTCCTCTGGCTGCGTTGCCTGACCCATTTCGTCAGCCGTGTAGAGCCCGGACAATTCCTGTGGGAAGGCCTTGCGGAGTGCGAGGCTTTCGGCGCACTTGGCAATCATGACGTCTCCCATCTTGGCCCACATCATTGTCAGCCCGCCATCTTTCTTGGTCTGGGCATAGGCATCGAAGCGCGCAACGCCCCAGCAGGGTTCGTTGAAGTCCGAGCGCATGACGCCAACCTTGGCAGCCACAGGCGGCTTCGATGAAAGCCACACGTCTTTCCAGACGCCATCATCGCCAGCCCAGTACGGGCCAACCTGGCCGGCATACTTTCCAGATCGCTCAGCAATCAGACGAAAGCCGTCGATGCTGAGTTGCACGCTCATGACTTCACGCTTTACCGAGCTGTCCCAGCGCTTCACCGCGTAGATCTGGCGAGCGAATGGGTCCAGTCCGGTGCGGTTGCACTGACTGATGAACAGCTGTAGTTCATCGTCTGTCGCGCCTTTCGCAATCGTGCGCTTGATTAGGTCAATCTGGTCACCTGCCAGCATTGGCGCGCGGTGCTCAGTCGTTGCGATTTGGTAGCCGTCAGCCATTGTCGTCGTCTCCGTTGGGTGGTGTTTCTTCAGGCAGGAGCATCTCGAAGGCGTTGAGCCACTTCACGAACTCTGCAATATCCGACCGACTACAGAGCGTTACGTTGACCTCAATTCTGCCTCCGCGCTTCTCGATATATCCTTTGAATGCAGGGCGTGGGTCCATCACATCGTCTCCTTGCTTGCCATCCAGCTATCCCTTGCCATCCTTGCGAGCCTTCTATGCTCCGGCATGGCAGCTAAGCGCTTTGCTTCAGGGGCTTTCTCAAGAAGGCGTGCTGAAGCTTTTGTTGCGCCTGAGAGGCGGGCGGCGGTGTTGCGGTGAATTGCGTGCTCAAGATCAAACATTGGCTGTCTCCGTATCCGGAATGTGGTACCGCTCTACAGCTTCATGAATTGTCGGGTGGCGCTCGTGCATCTTACCTTCGCGCTTGTGGCGCTTGTGTAGGATCATCCGGAATCGACCCGGATTGCAGCTTGCGATTTCAAGGCGAATGCACCTATCATGAGCCATGATGACGGCGCGGGTCAGGTAGTCGAAATCGAACGTTGCCATGCGTCTTCCGGGTTCGGCATACGCGATGCCTTCCCCGAACGGCTTGATTGGTCCGTAGATGTGATGAAATCCACGAAACAGGTCTGCGAGCATTTCCACGCATTCCCACTGATCGTCTGTCATCCAATCTTTGCGGTGTGACATCTCTCACTCTCCATCCAGCGCATCGCCCCGAAGGACAGATGCTTTCGGTTCATCGGCAACACGGCAGTAGAGGACAGCTTGAAAGAGCGTCACCCTGTCGTTCCGTGACTTGAGGGACATGCGCTTGGCGGCTTCGTTCGCCACAAGGAAGCGCTTCACAAACTCGATTTCATCCGTTGCAATGAAGTTCACAAATCCTAGCCGCCAGCTATTGAAGCGGCCTTCAGATGGATCGTAGTGTGCGCCGCCTAAAAGCAGGTCATACCCGAGCTTACCAAACACATCCGGAATCCGATCTTTCGACAGGACCAGAAAGTCGTAATCGCTGTCGTGTTGCGCGGCTCCGTCGATGGTACGAGAGCCAACCGGCCACAGATACCCGCCTGCATTCTTGATTGCTTCGTAGTGCTCAACTGGTATGATTTCCGGGCGCTCGATAAGCGGCTTCGGGTATTCAGCAAGCTGACTCTCAATCGTAAACGGGGTCAGTGTTTTAAGCATCTTAATTCTCCGTTTCCGCATTGCCCCGAAGGACTCTTGCTGCGCACTCCAGTTGCTGGTCTTCCCGTGCTTTCATTGCGCGATATCGTGCGAACTCGTTGTTCCTGAACCAGAGGGCCTGTATGTCCTCGCGGATTTCAGCGATCTTGGATTCCAGGCGCTCGCGTTCGTGCTCTTGGGTGATCGGGCCGTAGGTCATGGCTTGGCCTCCAGACGGGAGGACAACAGCGGGTGCTCGTCCAGCTCACCATAGGCAATCTCGTCTTCGGAAAAGAACGACCGCAGATCATCGAAGGCGCGAGCAAACTCTTCGGGAGAGCAGGGGGCGCCAAAGTCCAGTTTGCGGACAACCTTCAGAAGCGAAGGCCTGATCCGCTCCAGCGCTTCCACAAGCGCAACAATGTCTTCCGCGTGGTTCAGCAGATAGGCGATAAGCTCCGCCACGTTCTCCTGAAGCGGCCAGCCCTTGTGCATCGGATCAGTTTCAGCGACCCAGAAGCCAGTCTCTGTCACGATCCGTGTTGGATGCTTTGCGCTGACATGGAAGTTCGTCGGGTTTGACGCGCTACCAACCAGCTCTTTCAGTGTGTCTGTGAATGAGTCAGTCATCAGACGGCTCCCAGTAAAAGTCGCGCTTTCCGGCAGGCTTAATCCCGAACCGGTCACCATTGACGATCGCGACAAATGCAAAATCCTTTGGCGGACCCTTGCTGGACGGGTAAGGACCATTACTGGGGTAGGCCATGTACGGCTCCCAGAATCCCGATGAGCTGCCAAAAGCCAGAACGGTGATGCCTTTTGCGCCGATCATGCTGCGACCCTCACAGCCTTAACGTCCGCATACAGGTCACAAGAGAACCGGATGCCCCGTTCCACCTCCTCATAATGGGTCTCTGAAACGTCCAGACGATCCCACAGGCTTTCAGTGATAGACTCTGCCAGCAGGAGAACCTCGTCACGGTCAGGCTTGCCGAAGCTCACCTCCATTGCGGCAAGCGTCATGGAGAGGACTTCGCCAATCCGGACGCCGTGATCAAAGCAGCTGCTTTTATCGGAGATCATGCTGCGGCCTCCTCAAAAAGCTGTTCGATGAGGTCCAGAACTGCGGCCTCTTCGGTCGGTCCAGTTCCAATCGGATGACCGGGCTCGTAGCCGTCCTCCGTTGCTTGCCAGTCCATGCTGCGAAGCGGGATCGGCGGGCAGACGTTTTCTGTGTGGATGATGAGCTTGCGCATTATGCAGCCACCTCGACTTCGAGCGTGGCGGCGCGTGCGCGGGCTACCAGTTCAGCGGCACGGACCGGATCATCACCGATCCGATGCATGCTTTCTTCGCCGTAATAGAAGCCCGTGTCGCTGTCCCGAAACATATCGAACAGGGCCCATGCGCGGGCGGCGTCGATGCCGAAGAGGTTTACGTGGTCACCGTTTGCGACCAGCACAATCGACATGTTGTTGAGCGGTTGAAACAACTCGACCGCGATATTGCCGTGGGTGTGAATTGCAATGTCTGCCATCTGTCAGCCCTTTCTGCTATGAGCCCATTATGCGCATCGCATAAATCAATGCAAGGGAAAAGTTATGCAACGGGCATAATTATTTTCCGTAAGCTCTACCCAGCCACGAAAGGAGACCACTATGAGGGGAATGATTCTGGCTGGGGCTGTGTTGGCTCTGGGACTACCGGCGAGCGCGCAATGCTATGGAACAGATACGTTCAAGACCTGCAGGGATTCAGCCGGCAATACCTACACGGTGAACAAGTTTGGCAACACGACCATGATGCAGGGGCGCAACGCCAAGACTGGCTCTACATGGACGCAGAACAGTCAGACCTATGGAAACACCACGAACACGCAGGGCAGGGCGTCTAACGGCCAATCCTGGAACATGCAGCAGCAGACGTATGGCAATACGACCATAACGACTGGCAGGGACAGTAACGGGAAGCCGTTCAGCTACACGCAGACAAACCCCTACGTGAACCCTTACGATCCGAACTAGCCTTTCTTGGCGAGGCCGCGCAGCATGTTCAGTGCGGCCTGCCTATCCCTTTCGGGAATCCGGGACCAGATGTCGATGACTTCAGCGCGCTCGCCCTTGGCGGGCGTTTTTCCGTTCATGAGCCACATCACGTCCACGCTATAGTTCTTGGCGTAGCGTTCAGCCTCATCAAAATCGAATTCCCGTGAGCCGTTCTCGTGGCCCGCATATGTCGGGTACTTGTAGCCGAAAGCATCGCACGCGGCCCTGACGGTCGTGTAGCCCGCATCCATCCGGGCCTTTTTCAGTCTGTCGCCACGCGTCTCCATAGTCCGGCAAGCTACTTTGAAAAGTTATGCGCGGGGCATTGACACCGTTTTATGCGCAACGCATAATCCCTCCCATGATCAGGATACACGACATTTTTGATCGCTTGGGGGGAATCTCCTCAGTTCGCGACATCATTCAGTCCCGAGGTGAGGATGTGCCTTACCAGACGGTCGCTTCGTGGCGTAGCCGCAACGGCTACATTCCGCAACACTATCACCCGTCTATCGTGCAACATGCACAGCAGAACGGCATTGATGTTACCTACGAGCTTCTTGCAAAGGCAGCCGAGAATGAGCGCAAGCTGAAAGCGGCTGGCGGAAAGGCGGTGGCCTAGATGCTACCCCGCGCCCCGCTTCATAGCCCTGACGTTCTGTTCCGCCTGCATGGCCTCCCATTCCATGTAAGCAGCGAGCAGGGCTTTGCCATGAGCGAGGGCGCAGTGTGGTGTGAGGAGACATCGCTCCCCGGTTCGGACGAGACTGCATCCATCGACACCGTAAGTTTTGAGCCAAGCCCAGATGCCGTCGTTCCTGACTTCAATATCGGGCGGAATGTCAAACAGTCTGTCAACCAGATTCATGGCGTCTCCCCATCCTCAAATGTTCTTATTATGTTCTCCCGTTCTTGTGTGCAGGAGAATGCCGAAATTGGCAATAGTGCCCCCCCAAGGGGCTGTGGATACCGCAACGTTAACCACGCCGGAATCCGCGTGCAAGTGGAATCATTTTTCCCGCAAACTGTAGCGGCGACTCCACAACACGGGGTGCGCGATGACTGACGGTCAGAACAATCTCCACACAAGACCCCGTAGCGAACGCGCTTCGTTGACGACCTCGCCCCCGGCTGGGAGTGGCCCAGAGGGTATCACTGGCGAAGGTTGGAGAGGCGTTATTAGGGAGAATGGCGGGCTCCGGCTTCCCGCCAACTTGTCTGGGCAGGTGAGGACCACGATGGATTCCACCCAGTGCCCTGTGGCTGCAGCGCAGAGGCTAGGAACGGCGGACGGGTCAGGTGATGGCTCGTCCGTGCGTACCGAAAGCGTAGGGCCGTACAATGACTGACGGTCAGCAAGCCCCCAGCGAGTTCGCCACATACGGCTTCAATCTCTGCGGCCTCGTCATTGCGGGCGCTCTGGTCATTGGCGTGCCTCTGGTCGCGTTCTGCATCGGGGCTGTGTTTGGCTTCATCGCGGCGCAGGTGGGGTAGGGCGATGGGCGAGGGGCTTTCAATCCTTGATCTGTTTTCCGGCGCGGGCGGGCTTGGCTATGGCCTGGAGCAATCCGGCGTAGGCCATGTTGTCGCTCATTGCGAAATTGACCCGCACAACCAGCGCATTCTGAAAGCGCGCCATCCGGAGGCTTACATTCATGACGATGTGCGCACGCTCACTGCCGCTGTTCTCCACGAGCGCGGAATCTATCCAGACGCCATCGCGGCCGGCTTTCCCTGTCAGGACGCCAGTATCGCAAACCAATCTGGGCAGGGCACTCTTGGAGAGCGAACGGGCCTGTTTGTCCACGTCGTTCGTCTTGCACGCGACTTGGGATGCAAGGTCATCTTCATGGAAAACGTCCCAGAGCTGCTTAATCGCGGGTTCGGAGACGTTCTCGGAGCGCTGGCCGAAATCCGGTTCGATGCGGAATGGGAAGTCATATCAGCGTCAGCCATGGGCGCGCCTCACAAGCGGGAACGGCTCTATATTGTGGCCTACCCCAGCGGCCAGGGATGGCAAGGATCTGAGCCGGACAACAGCATATTTGGCCGCGCGTTCAAGGCATTCCCCGAGTATGGCCACACAGCTTTTGATGCTTGGGGTTACCTGGACGCAAGTGTCGAGCTGGTACGAGATTGCGATGGGCTATCCGTTGGGATGGAGCGTCGGCGTCTATACGCGCTAGGTAACGCCGTAGTCCCTCAGATCCCAGAACTCTTAGGCCGCGCCTACCTCTCCGCAATCGGGGAGGCTGCTTGACGGCTGAAGACCGCACCTTCACCTGTGCAGAATGCCGCCGCACATGGCCCTACGATGCCGTGGACAAGGTGCCGAGCCTTAAACACAAGGCTTGCATCTGCGAGACGTGCGCATCCCCGAAAGCCTTCAATCACTTCGGCGGGGCGACGTATGACCCTGCACGGGACCGCGAACGTCTGGGCGCCCAGTTCTGCACTGTCGTTGAACTGATGGCAGACGGCAAAGCGCGAACCCTTCAGGAGATCGCCCGCGAAACAGGCTTTCCAGAGGCGTCCATATCCGCCCGCCTGCGCGACATCCGGAAACACTATGGAACAGACGCCATGGAAAGCAAGCGGCTCTCAGGGGGCTGCTGGACGTACACGGCGCATATTGAGGTGGCGGCATGAGTGAGTGGCTTCCAGAGATTGAGAAAACCTACGCGGTGGCGTGGCCCTTTCTCAAGGTCGATAATTCGGAAGATCGCAACGAGTGGGATCTGCACGATCTCGGCGCATGGAAGCCGGGATTTGAGAACGAGTACGCAGATCCTTATGGAGAAAGCAGCTATCCGGTCTGTGACGGTATGGGGCAAATGCTTCTTACCGTTGTTTCGCTCCACAAACCCGGCCCGAAATACCCGACGCGCGTTTTCTACACGCGCAAATGGATTGATCCGGACGGCAAAGTTTTCGGCGCAAGCAAGTTGCGCACGTCGGTGGCGTGGGCCTTTCGGAACAAACTGAAGATACCAGAGTATCTGCTCGAACTGGAAATGCGCAGTGGTGGCGTCGTGTTCGTGGAGGCCGCATGACCTGCCGCTGCACCCCATCCCACACTTGCCTTAACTGCTCACTCGAAGCTGCCCGCATCGCACGCCTGAGAGCCAAGGACGCTGAAGAAGCAAAAGCCATTGGTGAAGCTCGGTACGAACGCAATTCCAAGTCCGTGCGGGGGTGGAGATGACAAAGAGGTCTGTCACATATCACCAAGGCGAAGACTGTCCAGTCTGCCCGCATTGCCGCGAAACAATGCACGATTTCCGGCCGCGTTGGGACTGTATCAGGCGGGAGCGCTTTGGTCGAAACGAGATAATCATCACGGCTGATGGCGATTGCCCAGAGTGCGGACGTCCAGTCGAGGTGCGCGAGTATTCTTCGCCTAGCGAGATGACTGGCCAGACGACCGCCAAGATGACCGAGACGGACTTTCTGTATCTCCACCTTACCGGAGGTGCTGCATGACCCCCCGCGACCGTGAAAAGCTCCGCATTGGCTGGGAAGTTGCAGCACGTGAAGGCTGCATGAGCGACTTTGCCAGTGCCTTGGGTGTCTCCCGTCCAGCAGTGACGCAGTTCCTCAAGAAGCACGACGACCTGCACCGCGCCCTGACGGATGGACGACACAAGTCCGGCCTGTCTGATCAGGAAACAGCGGAGCGCGCCCTGATGTGTGCACAGGCGCATCTGGGCCTGATGAACTGGACCCACGTAGGCCGCTGCTTTGGCGTAGCACGCAGCACCATGATCGGCTGGTCCAAGCGCCACGAAGACGAAATCCTGGAAGCCATCGAAGAACTCCGCGCTGAACGGAGGGCCGCATGAGCGACATCGACCGTTACGGCGCTCTCCTCCAAGCCATCGCCGCTGACGAACTGGCGCGGCTCTACAGGGGCGTGAACCCGAACAGCAACCTCCGCCTGCCCAGCAACCCAAAACGCGCGCTGGCGGACATGCAGGCAACGCTAAACGACATCAACGAACAGAAGAAGGAAAGGGGCTGGGGCTGATATGAGCACCGCTATTCAAAACCTGTTTCCGGGCTTTCCGGATGAGGGGCTACGTCGCCTTTACCCTGGTTCCTTTGAGCGGGACTGGGAGCGCCTGAACTACTATCACGGCGAGTATACCAACAACTGGACCGACGAACTTGAGTTCGACGCAGACTTCCGACCGCCGGAGGATCTGGGTGACCGTATCAACCGGCTCGGCCTGACCAACGAGACTGAGAGCTGGATCGAGTATCACATGATGCGTGCTCTGCTGCTGTCAGGCACGCTGGAACAGGAGGGCCGCGCGCCGGTTATCCTGCGGGCCGGCCATCAGCCCATCAAGGGCCTGCTTCGCGCCCAGATTATCCCACAGCTTTGGGTAGGCGGTTTCCGTCTGGACCTTGCCGTCTGCTACTGGCGCTATGGTTCGTTCGCCCGCATCGCTGTCGAGTGCGATGGCGCAGAGTTCCATTGTGACAACATGGATCAGGTCAACCGCGACAAGCGACGTGACCGCATCCTGATGCAGAACGGCTGGCCGGTTCTCCGCTTCACAGGAAGTGAAATCGCGGCTGGCGTTATCCCGCTGTCAGACGAAGTCGGAAAGGCCCTTGACGGCCTCCAGTGGGACATCGTGACAGCCTACCGCGCAGGGCTTGCGGAACTTCACAGAAAACAGAGAGGGCTGAGCAAATGAGCGTTTCCCCATGGTTCAAGTGTTATCCGGACCAGTTCATCCTGGGCATGGAGAATCTCGATACAGACGAACAGGCGTTCTACAACCAGATCGTCATGCGCATGTATCATGCCGGCGATGCGATCTATGTGGATGACCGCACGATTGCCCGCTGGTGCAACTCCAATGCCCGCAAATGGAACCGTGTGCGGCAGTCCCTTTTGGACAAGGGCCGCATCGTGGAAGTGCCCGGTGGCGGCATCGTTGACGAGCGCGCTCTTGAGGAGATGCACACCTATTGCCGGGAAAGTTCGGCGAAAGTTCCGGAAAGAGTTCGCGAAAGAATTGCGAAACTTTATGCACTTTTCGCGAAAGATACGGAAAAGAATTGCGAAACTGCCTCAGAAAATCCAATAAAATCTGTCCCTCTTTTAGAAGAAAGAAAAAAGAAAGAACTGCCGCCTGACGGCGCGCTTGCCTTGGACAGGCTACGCGCCGTCATCGGGGAAGGGGGAAGCCTCCGAACCGAATTGGACCGACTGGAGGACGCCGTTGCGGGCTGGTGTAGCGAGCACGACGCTTTCGTTGTCAGCAGCAAATTCTCGCGCAACCACTTTCAGGAAAAGCTCCGCGCTCCGCTCCGCGACCTGGGCCTGAGCATCACCTGTCCTGAGCAGCAATCGCATAAGCCACGCGAACACAAGCGCCCTGCCGTGATCATCCCGATCAACGGAGGGCGGAGCAATGAAGCACTGACAGAAGGGGAACGGGCATGAAGTGGACAACAGCAATAGCATTTTTGGGGCTCACTATCTGGGCGGCGTTCGATGAAGGAATTTGGCACCCGCCATTGTGGCTACTTTATTTGGTCATGTCCGGGCTTTGGACAATGAGCGCTATCGCGGATGCCGAAATCAAGATGTTGGAGAAAAAGCTGGGGGATGAAGCATGATCATCTCACCCGCACTAGCCCGCGCCTGCAAGGCTGCCGGCATCACGCTGACCCAACTCCGCGAACAGAACAAGCGCAGGGAAATCGCTCACAAGAGGTTCCAGGTATACCACCACCTGCTCATTGCAGAGCGCGTGCTTTACCCGAACCGCCCACCCATGAGCCAGCCAATCTGCGGACGTCTCTGCCATCGGGATCACACAACGATCCTGTACGGAGCCCGCCAGCATTCTGCCAAGCATTATGGCACGCGCCCTGAAGCCCTGACGGATGAAATGGTTGCGGCCTACGAGACACACCGCGCGCATATCGGGGCCATTTGGGCAGTCCAGTGGCTTGAAGGATATGGCGAATTTGAAATTCCACAGGGTGCTGTGGAAATCGTGGAGGACGCAGCGTGACTTATTGCCCGCGTAAAGACTCCGCTGCCAGCTACGACGCCGCGATTGATGCCATGCGGGAACGTCATGACGCCATCATGGCCGCAGGCGCAAAGCGGATTGAATATATCGGGGATGCTGTCCTGATTGAAGGGGACTGCCTTGAGATACTGCCAGCGCTGGGGCGGGTGGATCACCTGATTGCAGATCCGCCTTACGAAGATGAGCTGCACGAAGCCATTGGGCGCATCCGTCGCAATGACGGTCAGCAAATGATTCAATCGCTCGGTTTCGACGGGGTAAATGCCTCTCGCTCAAAAATTGCTGCTATGAGTGTCGCTGTGTGTTCCGGATGGGTGATCTTGTTTACGCTGGCCGAAGGCGTGCGGGAGTGGCGTGACAATCTGCAGGCAGCCGAAGCCAAGTTCGACACGACCTGTTTTTGGGTAAAGCCAGACTCCGCTCCTCGTTTTAACGGGCAGGGGCCTGCGCGTGGTGCTGAGTGCTTTGTGACAGCATGGGCAGGCACTGGGTATCGGTCGTGGAACGCAGGCGGCAAGCGTGGTGTCTACACGCATTGCGTCAACGGTTCGTCTCGGCACGGAGCGCACCCTACTGAAAAGCCTGTCAGCCTGATGCGCGAACTGCTGGGCGACTTCACAAACCAAGGCCAAACCATCCTCGACCCCTTCATGGGCTCCGGCACTACAGGCGTAGCGGCCCTACAGCTAGGCCGCCGTTTCATCGGCATAGAACTGGACCCCGGTTACTTCGACATCGCTTGCAAGCGCGTGCGTGAAGCATGGAAGCAGCCCCGCCTGTTTGATGAGCCGAAGCCCGCAAAGCCCGTCAATGGAAACCTTTTTGATGGAGGCGCAGCATGACCCCCTCCACAGACGCAACCCTGTTCCTGATCTTCCTGATCACCATGGGCATTGTTCCGGACAAGATACCGCATGACTGGATCAGGAGGCTTTCGAGATGACCTGGCTTTTGTACATGACCCCGCCATCAAAGCAGGCCTCTGCCGCCCGCGAACTCCGCCGCCGCAATATCGAGCCTTACATGCTGATGGCCTTCCCCCATACCCGCGTGAACCGCCATGCCAAGGCGAAGCGCCCGAACCCCAAGATCCGCCCGCGGTACGTAGGAAACTACGTGGCACTGGACCTGACCCCTCAGCAGGAATGGCTCCTGAGCCGTGAGGACTACATGCCGGTACAGGTGCGCCCTGTATTGGTCCGTGACGGAAACGGCCACCAGCGGCGCCCTGTGCTCTCTACAGCGGCAGTTCAGTTCTGGACCGCACCGCCCAGAGGGCTGTTCAGAGACGTGGACGTGCCGCGCCTGCATGAAGCCACGGGCGTGAAGTTTTCGGACGGCGAGAAGGTCGCCAGCTACAGCCACGGCTTTGCGGGCGTTGACGCGCAGGTGATCCGGGCAAGCGTCGTGAACGGCAAGATCAAGGTGGCGTTCAAGCAGGAGATGTGGGAACTTGAAGCAGAGGTTCCTGTTGAGCTGGTTGTAAAGGTTGCTTGACGCTTGACGTGGACGGCGAAACACTTCATGTTGTGCGTGAACTGCTGATCAGACGGCAGCCCTTGTGGCCGAGCCGCTAGCAGGGACAGGGGCGAACGGCTTACCGCAATAGCGAGGCGCTTCCCCCGGCGTGCGAAGCCTTGCCGCAATATAAGCACAATTCGCATCCAGATTCACCGGGCAGCGTAGTCGGCATCTCAGCCCCCCTAGACCCTCCGGCTACTAAGCGAGCCCCAGACCGCAATTGCCTATTTGGCTCCGTGGTCTGGGGTTTTCGCGTTCTAAAAGTGAGAGCGTGTTTCAAGTCCTTCTTGGCGTTCTCACCCATCTCCCTAGGCCCTCCTGTGATTCCCCAGATCTCCCTAGTGGCGGGAGGGCCAACTTTTCCCAGCATCGGCGTGTGTCGCCAAAGTCAACAACCCATCGAAACCATTGACTGCAAGTGACGGCAACGGCGGCACACTCCCATGCTGAGACAGGAGCACCCATGACAGACGAAGAACGCGAGCTTATGCGCAAGGCCCTGGAAGCCGCTGACGCACTGGACAGCCCGGAATACAAGGCTGCTTGTGAGGCTGCCGAAACTAAGGCGCGCATGGAACGCGAAGCCGAAGAGGCAATGCGCGTCTACAAGGATTACGGGAAGGTTTATGCGGCCACCGGCATCCACCCGCGCCCCACGCCAGAGCCCGGCTTCTGTACGCCCGGTATCGACGCCAGCATCTTCGATCCGCCCTCCAGCGATCCCGCCCATTACGAGCTCCCTGAAGACGAAACCGCCACCGCTAAACCCAACGGCGGCCTTTCAGACTAACCCGCGCCAGCAAGGAGAACACCGATGGCCTTTCTTACCCCTGAGCAGAAGAAGTCCTTTGGCGGTGCCATCAACTTCTTTGGCTACCTTCTCGCTGCAGCCGTCATGGTTGCGCTTGCCTGCAAGTTCATCCTGTCCGGCTATCCCCCGCTGTTTGCGTGGCTTGAGCCGCTGAATGAACTGATCATCATTGCGGGCGCTATTGCTACCGGCATCGTGGTCTACAGCAACAACAAGCTGGTGAAGTAATGGCCGCCGCCCTCATCTGGGGAACAGCCGTCATAGCGCTGCTCTGCGCTCTGGGTGGCATGGCGGGCATTCTGAACAAGGACGGCTAGCTTGGTCCTTATCCGATCTCCTATCCGTAGCGTCATCAGGTCGCCTGTCAGTGGCGTGCTTGGGAGTGCTGCTGTCACGTATGACTATTACGTGGACAGCGTGAGTGGGTCGGACAGTAATGACGGGACCAGTCTGGCGGGAGCGTTCCAGACACTCGGGGCGGTAGAAACGGCCGCGCTGGCTTTCGGGGATAATGTTCGGATTGCGCTGGTGGCCGGAAGCGAATGGCGGGAGCCCCTGGAACTATCCTCCCTGAGCGGCGTATCGGTCACCGGCATCGGGGCGCTGCCTGCAAATGGCCTTCCGATTGTCCGAGGTGACGATGTTGTCACAGGCTGGACGGCCCACGCCACGCTCAGCAATGTCTGGGAGAAAACCGGCTGGACGCATGATGCCTCAGGCACCGAGCGCTTGATCATGTTCAAGGACGATGCGCTGATGACGCGCATTGCCGACGCGGCGAGCCTGACGGCAGACGGCCAGTTCGTGACCGCTGTCGGGTCTGACGGGTCGCCATGGACGCTGCAGATTTATTCAACAACAGACCCGAACAGCGACGGGAGTGTATACGAGGCTGGCAAGCGGCGCCGGGGCATCTTCCTCGGCAACAGCGGTACGGTAAGCCTTCTGGAGACGGCCCGAACGCTGGCCAATAATGGTTCATTTGACACGCTGAACAAGACCGGTGCTTCTGTGTCCCGAATGGTTTCGGCGGATGGCGGCAAGCACAACCATTCTATCGGCTCCGGAGAAGTCACCGACATCGTGACGTTCCGGTCTGACCCGCCGACCGTATCGGAGCCAGCAAATACGCTGTTCGTGGCCTATGTGGACAACCCGACTTCCCTGTCGGTGGCCTATACGCGGTGCTTTGCAGCAGACACTGCCCCGGTAAACGGAGTGACCGGGTTTTATTCCCATGGCGCCTCGTCCCCGAGTGACTATTTTGCCTCGCTGACGATGGACCAGTGCGGTGCGAGTGGCGTCAAGAGTGGGTTTTCCGGTCTGTCTCTGGCCCGCACGCTGACCAATATCTACACGCGCAAGACGCCCCAGCCTGTCGCCGGAAATGACGGCACCCTGATCGTCCGGCGCGGCATCTTCGATATGTCAAACCCCGGCAACGGCCTGTTCGACAAGATCGTGTTCACGAAGCTGACGGCTGCTGGAAGCCTGTCCGTGACGTTCGTGGATTGTATATTCTACTCTGCCGACGCCAGCGGCGTTGAGATGATCCGGTTCAATACGGTTGGCGCGTTCACGTTCACCAACTGCATCTTCTACAGCGGCTCGGCGAACCGCCCCAAGATGATCCAGCTTGCGGGGTGGGCGGGCTCGACGATGAACGTCAACGGTTGCATCTTTTATGGCCCCGGCAGCTATATGCTCGATATCCCGAGTACCGTGACCTATGTCGGCAACAACAACGTGTTCTACAATCCGACCGGAAACGTGAACCTCCGGTTCAACTCCACGAACTACACCGACATCGCAAGCTGGCGCACTGCCACGGGGCAGGATGCCAGCAGCGTGATTGCAAACCCGGATTTTTCCGGAACGGTTGCAAACGGGGATTTCCGGCTTACCGCCAGCGGCGGCGCTGACGCCATTGGTGCAGGAGTTCAGAACCACTGGGGTTGGAACACTCGCGCGATTGTCTCAGGCCCTCCGTCTGTCTGGCCGGTCATTCCTGAATCCCAGGCAGATGCCCGTGACTATTGCCTTGATCCTGAAGCTTGGGACTTCTCCACCTGACCCGTCCTAACCTCTCAATCCCTTCAAAGAATACAGGAGTAAGCCTATGGCTTTCGGCTCCTGCTTCCTGATCGCTTAACATTTCCGCGCCCTGGTGTGCGATCCACTGGCCTTCTCCGGCTGGGGACGCGGAGCAATGGAGACTACAGACATGGCATCCCCAACACGTTTCCCGAACGGGATCACCAATGTCAGCCCGACGAGCGCTTACGCTTCGCTGCCATTCCCGAGCCCGATTGCCTACCAGACCTATTTCAACGACTTCCACACCTACGCCGCTGGCGACTGGCTGGTGACGGTTGTTGATACGGACACGGGCGGCGCTGCAGCACGCACCATCGACGCCACGACTGGCGGTGTCCTCAACATCCTGAACGAAGACAACGCGGCTGATTCCACTCAGCTTGCCCTTGGCGGCACGGGCGCAGAGCCCTTCAAGCTGACCATCGGCAAGAAGTTCTGGGTTGGGGCAAAGTTCTCTTCCTCCGATGTGGACAAGAACTTCCTTGCGATTGGCCTTGCCTCGACTGACACCGACCTCCAGGGCGGACTGCCGCAGGATGTGGTCCTATTCCGCGTGGACACCGCTGATGCCAATATCGACTTCGTGATTGGCAAGGGCGCCAGCGCCTCCACCACAACGGCAGTTGGCACCGTCGCAGATTATGCTGAAGGTACGAACAACCTCACCGAAGTGCTGGCCTATTACGATGGCGTCAAATACGTGCATGTCTATGTCGATGGCGTCCTGAAGAAAAGCGTGGACGTGGCGACTACGGACTACATCCCGGACACGGACCTGACGCTGGTGATGGAGATTCACAATTCCGATGCCGCGGCTGATTTCATGGCCGTGGACTGGGTTCTGGTGGCCATCGAGCGCTGATCATGAGACCGTTTGCAAAAACCTACAGCCCGTCCGATGAGGACACTAATGGGCTTGTTGCTGCTGCGACGGGGGCGACAAGCCCTGTCACGCAGGCGGCAACTTCGGCAGGTGACGGCCTTGCTCACCTGGTCACGATCACCAGTGCTGCCAACATTTCAGCCCTGACGATTACCATCACGGGCACGGATGCAGATGGTGGTGCGCTTACAGAGGCTATCACCGGCCCAAATGCCACGACTGTTACGGGAACAAAGTATTTCCTCACAGTCACGAGTGTCGCTATATCCGCAACGCTTGGTGCCAACACGATGGATGTGGGCTGGGCTGATGAGTTCACCACGCCAACGCTCCCGCTCAACTGGCGCAGTCACCAGGCAGCCGGATGGGTCACTGTTACCGGAACGATCAACTACACCGTACAGGCAACGCTTGATCGTATGGGCGCAGGCATTACCCAGCAGGACATCGATTGGCAGGACCTGCCTGACGATACGGTGGATACTTCGGATATCACGGCTTCGGTGAAGTTCGTACTTGAACCCGCAACCACAGCCATGCGCCTGCAAGCCAATAGCTACAGCTCTGGCGCTTCCCTGAAACTGAGTGTCAGCCAGCCTGACATATAATTGCGCCTTAGAGTAGCATAAGTGTCAAAAATCACGGGGCTGAGACTTTTTTGAGCTGAAATCCCGTAACCGAAAGGTGAAATCATGGCCAAGAAGCCCGCAAAGGACAAGCCTGAGCGCGGTAGACCCTCGAAGTATGATCCGAAGTATGCAGAACAAGCCCGAAAGCTCTGCCTGCTCGGAGCAACCGATGAGGAGTTGGCCGGCTTCTTCGATGTCTCGGTCGCCACAATCGATAATTGGAAGAATGCGCACGCTGATTTTTTAGGGGCCCTAAAGGCTGGTAAGGCGCAAGCCGATGCCGAAGTAGCGGATAAGCTCTACCAGCGAGCCCTTGGTTACAGCCACCCGGAAGACAAGATTTTCAACGATAGTGGTGAGCCACTGATCGTGCCGACGACCAAGCACTATCCGCCCGATACGGCAGCGGCGTTCATCTGGCTCAAGAACCGACAGGGTGCGCGCTGGAAGGACAAGCAGGAATTTGAACACAACATCAGCGACGACCTCGCAGCCCTCCTAGATGCCCGCCGCAAGAAAACTGACGCAAGCTGAGTTTGATGCAGCCCTGGTGGAGGACATTGGCGGATTTGCTGGTGATCCGCACCGGTTCTGCATGTACGCATTTCCGTGGGGAGAGGAAGGAACCCCACTTGCGAATGTAGACGCGCCATACGAGTGGCAGCGCGACCTGATGAACGACATCCGGGACGGGCTGGTAACGGTAGAGCAGGCGATCCAGATTGCCACGGCTTCGGGCCACGGTATTGGCAAGTCAGCCTGTGTTGCGATGATCGTGTGCTGGGCCATGGCGACGATGCCACACACGCGCGGTGTCATCACGGCAGGCACGGAAAACCAGCTGAGGACAAAAACGCAGCCTGAGATCGCCAAGTGGTTCCGCATGATGATCTGCGCTCATTGGTTCGAGTGCACGGCGACGAAGATATTTGCCAGGCAGCATCCGACGAGCTGGCGCATCGATTTTATCCCATGGAGTGAGAATAACCCGGAAGCCTTTGCGGGCTTGCACAACAAGGGCCGGCGCATCCTGGTCATCATCGACGAGGCCTCGCAGGTTGCAGACATCATCTGGGAGACCATTCGCGGCGCCCTGACGGATGAAGATACGGAAATCATTTTCCTCACCTTCGGTAACCCGACACGCAATAGCGGCGAGTTCCGCATGTGCTTCGGTCGAAACAGGCACAGGTGGGTTACACGGCAGATCGACAGCCGCTCAGTCCCTGGCACGAACAAGGATCTTTTTGAGGGCTGGGTAGAGGATTACGGCGAGGATTCGGACTTCGTTCGTGTTCGCGTTCGCGGTGTCTTTCCCCGAGCTGGCTCGATGCAACTTATTCCGTCCGATGTGGTGGCCGAGGCGCGCCAGAGAGATGCGGAAGCGCTGGTTACCGATCCGGTTGTCATCGGGGTAGACGTTGCGCGTTTCGGGGATGACCAGAGCGTGATTGCGTTGAGACAGGGACGTGATGGCAAGTCAAGACCGTGGAAGCGGTTCCGGGGCATCGACACAATGACGCTCGCTTCGGAGGTGCACGCACAAGCGTGGCAATACCGTGCTGATGCCATCTTCGTGGATGGCGGCGGCATGGGTGCTGGTGTTGTAGACCGGCTTGAACAGTTGAACCTTCCGCCCGGCTGCCAGCTGTTTGAGGTGAACTTCGGCGGCTCTGCGATGACCAGCGGCAGGATACAGGATGCAGGCGCCAAGTGCGCGAACAAGAGCACGCAGATGTGGTGGGACATGGGCCAGTGGTGCCAACGCGGTGCGCTCCCGGACGAACAGGAAATCGAGGACGACCTTTGCGGGCGTGAATACGGATACAACGCCGCGAACGAGATCCAGGTTGAGAAGAAATCTGACATGAAGAAGCGCGGCCTTGCATCACCAGACAATGGCGATGCCCTCGCGCTGACCTTCGCCCTGCCGGTGGCGCCGAAAGCCATGCAGGCACAGCAGTATGAAATCAGCAACATGCGCTCGGATGAGAGCCGCAACGAAGCGACGGGGTATTGATGGAAGACGAAGACCTCCTCGACCTTGAGCCGGGCCTGCAGGACTCGCCCGCTGACATGGCAGAAGATGCCATGGAAGGGGAGTATGCGTCTGAAGAGGACGAAGCGCAGGAGCAGAACCTGCTGATCGAGGACGTCGCCGGACAGGGCATGGACCTTGCCTTTGCGCTTGAAGACTCGAAGCTGGACCGTATTGCCCAGCGCTGCCTTGAAGCCTACCGCCGCGACCGTGAGGAGCGTGAGGATTGGGAGCAGGGCTTTGACAAGATCATGGCTCTGGTCAAGGCAAAGCGGACGGCGAAGTCATTCCCATGGCCGGGCGCTGCAAACGTCAAGTATCCGCTGATCTCGAAGGCTGCCCTGAAGTTCGGTGCCCGCGCTTATCCGGCCATTGTGAACGGCACAGATGTGGTGAAGCCCGCAACGGTTGGTGAAGACCCGGACGGAGAGAAGCGCAAGCGCGGTGACCGTGTGGCAACCCACATGAACTACCAGCTGCTGATCGACATGCCGGAATGGGACATCGACACCGACCGGCTGTGCCATACGCTGCCATTGCAGGGCACCATGTTCCGGCAGGTCATCTGGGATGCGGAATACACGCGCCCGCTGACCACGCTGATTTCAGGCAAGGACCTGGTTGTCACGCAGGCCGCAAAAGACCTTGAGACGGTCCCGCACTTCGCCAAGGAATTCCCGCTGTTCGTGCACCAGATTCAGGAGCGCATGAAGTCCGGCCAGTATCGTCAGGTCGATCTTGGCATGGACGATCCGGAGGACAGTGACGAGGCGGGAAAGCAGGAAATGCTTGAATGCCATTGCCGCTACGATCTTGATGAAGACGGTTATGCCGAGCCGTGGATTGCGGTCATCCACAAGGAAAGCGAAAAGCTGCTGAGCCTGAAGGCCGGGTTCTGGCCACGAGGTGTTAAGCGCAACGAGAAGGGCGAAGTCCAGTCGGTCAAGCGCCATGTGGAGTTCGTGAAATACGGGTTCATTCCGGACCCTGAAGGCCAGTTCTACGATATCGGCTACGGCCAGCTGCTGCTTGAAGACAGCGAGATCATCAACACGGTCCTGAACCAACTGATGGATGCTGCGACAGACCAGAACCTTGGTGGCGGGTTCATCGGGCAGGGCGTCTCGCTGAAGGGCGGAAACCTCGAATTCCGGCGCGGCGAGTGGAAGTTTGTCAACGTGGCCGGTGACCAGCTGCGCAACAACATTGTTCCGAGGCCTACGAGCCAGCCCAGCCCGGTCCTGTTCAATTTGCTGACCATGCTTGTGGAAGCGGCCTCCGACCTCGCCTCCGACAGCGACATCATGAGCGGCAATGTGCCGGCCAACACGCCTGCCACGACCGTTCTGGCCTCCATTGAAGAAGCGCAGAAGGTCTTCAACTCGATCTACAAGCGGATCTACCGGTCGCTCTCTGAAGAGTTCTACCTGATCGCCCAGCTGAATGCGGCTTACCTCCCGCCAGAGGAATACCAGAAGGTCCTGGATACACCGGTGGGCCAGCCTGACCAGATGCAGCCCGGTATGATGCCCGGCCAAATGCCTGGAATGCCGATGCCGCAGATGGGGCCTGACCCGTCCGTGGATTATTCCGAGCAGGACCGTGACATTGTTCCGGTGGCTGACCCGTCCATGACGACGAGCGCGCAGAAGATGATGCGGGCGCAGTTCCTGCTCCAGATCGGCGGCGGCAACCCGATGTTTGACCAGCGGGAGATCATGCGCCGGGCGCTGGTGGCGGCCTCGATTGATGACATTCAGTCGCTAATGCCTGATCCGGGGCCGGAACAAGCGGCCCAGCAACAGCAACAGCAGCAAATGGCGCTCCGTGCGGCCATGGCTGAAATCCTCGGCAACGAGGCGAGCGCTACCGACGACATGATGAGCGCCCGCCTGAAATTTATCGAAGGCAATGTGAAGGCGCAGGAAGCAATTCTTGAGGCAGCCGCCATGCGCATGAGCCTTATGAACATGATGGGAGTCATGAATGGCGCTTACGGACCGGCAATGGGAGGAATGGGCGGAATGGCTTACCCAGCCCAAAACGGTGGAATTCCTGGACCTGCTCCGGGGCCGGGCTTCGGAAATGGAAGCGGAATGGAAGGAGGCGGTATGGCAGGGCCTCAAGCCGGATTCGGGCAACCTTCCAACGCTCCGCCCAATGGCGCTGGCCTACCAGCAGATAGCCTCCCTGTCTGACACAGACGAGGCGCGCGAAATCATCAACGAACTGCAAAAGCAAGAGGAGCTTGAAAATGCAGAACACGAGCGGGATCAGCCCGACTGAGTACAACGTCCTTGTGCATCGTCACGAGGTCGAGACAACGACGAAGGGCGGGATCGTGCTGGCAGACACGACTCTCGACCGCAAGCAGGCGATGGCGACGAAAGGCACGCTGATTGATGTATCCCCGCTGGCCTTCACCTACGAACGCTGGCCGGAAGGCACCCGCAAGCCACAGATCGGTGACACGGTAGTCATCACAAAGGCCGCTGGCGTCGATGTGGAAGGCGAAGACGGCAAGACCTACCGCCTGCTGAAAGACAAGGACATCGCTGCGGTGATCCTACCTGCGCACAACACGATTGCGGGTCTTGAGGCAGACATTGCTGAAGCGAATGCGGAGGTGAGCCATGTCTGATACACTCGCCCCTGACGTTTCCGCTGAAGAACTGGCAGCAATGGCTGAGCTGGACGCCGCAATTGATGGCGGACGGATTGAAGAACCTGCAGCCACGCCAAAGCCTGAAGCGAAGGAGCCTGCGCCTGCTGCCGAACCAGAGCCAGAACGCGATTACGAGGCCGAAGCCAAGGCAGACGGCTGGACCACGCTGGAAGAATGGGTTGCTGCGGGCAAAGACCCGGAAAAGCACCGTGATGCCAAGACGTTCGTGGAGCTGGCAGACAATGATCCTGCGGTGTTACGCAAGAAGTACACCGAAGAGGTCAAGAAGAACGAGGAATTCCAGCGCAAAATCTCGGCAGCAACGCAAGCCCAGATCGAACGGGCCAAGCAGGAAGCCGACGCGCAATACAAGCAGCAGATCAAGGCGCTCGAAAAAGAGCGCGATGAGATGATCGAGCAGTACGCGGGTGATCCGGCCTCAATCCGTCAGATCAACCAGAATTTCGAGGCCGCCCGCGAGAGCGTCCCACAGCCAACGCCTGAAGAGTCGCTGAACTGGATGGCGCAGCACCCGGAATTCCAGACTGACGCCGTGTTCAAGGCCGCAGCCGTCCAGATCTGCGAAAAGCACAAGGACAAGCCGTTTGCTGAGCAGCTGGCGGAAGCTGACAAGGAGCTGGCTCGCAGGTTCCCGGAATATTACGGGACGCCCGAACCGAAATCTGACCCAAAACCCGCAAATGGCGCGCCTCCGGCCAACAGCCGATCAATTGACGGCGCCAGGACTATCCAGACCCGCGATGTAAAGAGCTTTGACACGCTGCCAGCCGAGGCGAAGGCAATGTTCAAGACGCTCGAAGCGGATGGGATCAAGATCAAGAAAGAAGACTTCGCAAAGGATTTCTACAATGGCTGATGACGTGACCGAAGAAGCCGTGAAGCCGCGCAAGGCGCCCGCAACGATCATGAAGGAAAAGATTGAAGCGCTGGAGGCCGAGAATGCGCGCCTGAAGGCGTTGGCGGAGTCTCCGGTAGTGGAAGCCCCAAAAGCGGCCGAAGCGCCTGCACCGGCCCGCTCACGCGAAAACACGGAAAAGCGCGCCCGCCGCGCCCGTGGAAAGAACGATCTGTCTCACCAGATGAAACTCGGGGTCTCGTTCGACCTCGACCCGAATTACGAGTACCGCTGGATCAATGGCGGGCTCGATGACCAGCGGTTCCATGACAAGACGCAGACTGACAAGCAGGGTGCGGACTGGTCACCATTGACGAGCAATGGCGAGGAACCGTCTGACTCCACCGGGACCGTGCTGCGCAGAGCAGTCGGAACCAACCAGGCAGGACAGGTTGAATATTCCTATCTGTGCCGCAAGCCGAAGGATCTTTACGAGGAAGATCACGGCGCAATCCAGGCCCTGAACGACAAGCGTATGCAGGCCATTTTCGAAGGCAGGGGCCAAGCCCTTGGCGAAGCAGCGACCCCGGACGACGACAAACTCGGATACGAGCAGCGTACCGAGATGACCGGAGTGGGGCGCAAGGCCATCAAACTCTAACCAATAAAGGTACGCTACTATGGCGAACACAGACGCAGCGTTTGGGCTCAAGCCCATCCGCTACCGCGACGGTGCGCCCTATAACGGGGCCGTTAAGCGGTACTACATTGGAACGGGCGACTCCAACAACCTCTTCATCGGGGATGTTGTGGCTCTGTCCGGTTCCGGAGACAGCGCAACTGGTGTGCCCGGCATTGTCCGGCATACGGCAGGCGCTGGTTCATCGGCAGGCGACGGTCCTGTAGGTGTTGTCATGGGGTTTGAAAACCTCACATCCGACAACCTCTCCCGCACCTATCGTCCTGCTTCCACAGCCATGTTCGTGTTTGTTGCGGACAGCCCGAACCTCGTGTTCATCGCACAGGAAGATTCCGACACCAGCACGCTGGATCAGGATGACATCGGACTGAATGCCAACATCGTTATCGGCACCGGCAGCACCACAACGGGTGTCTCTGCGGTCGAGATCGACTCGAACACGGCAGCAACCACAGCAACGCTGGACCTTCGCATTCTCGGGCTGCACCGCCGCCCGGATAACGAAATCGGCACGAATGCCATCTGGGAGGTGATGTTGAACAACCACCCATGGCTGAGCCTTGAAGGGGAATAACCAATGACTGAGAACAGAGGAACACTCCCCAAGAGTCTATGGCCGGGCGTCAAAGCCTGGTGGGGTGCTGACTACAAGCAGTATCCCGAAGTCTGTCGTCAGATCTTCGACGTTCAAAACTCCAAAATGGCGTTTGAAGAAGACGTGCAGATCACCAGCATGTCGGCAGCCCCGGTGAAGGATGAGGGCGGCTCCCGCACCTACAACAACATCGGTCAGGGCTACACCACGCGCTACACGCACATTGCGTATGCGAATGGTTACCAGATCACGCGGGAACAGTTCGCGGACAACCAGTACGTCAAGGTTGCCCGTGCACGTACCCGCGCGCTCTCGAAAAGCCACCGCGTGACCAAGGAAACGGTTTCGGCAAACGTTCTTAACCGGGCGTTCACGTCCGGCTATGAGGGCGCTGATGGCGTAACCTTCCTGTCTACGGCTCACCCGGAAAAGGTCGGCACGTTCTCCAACCGCCTCGCTGTTGCAGCGGACCTGTCGGAGTCCTCGCTGGAAGACCTGATCATCCTGATCATGACGGCGACCGACAGCGTAGGCGATCCGGTTCAGCTGGAAGCCAAAAAGCTGATTGTTCCGCCGCAGCTCATTTTCACGGCAACGCGCATCCTGAAGTCCACGCTGCAAAGCGGCACGGCCAACAATGATGTGAACGCCATGAAAGAGATGGGACTGCTTCAGAATGATCCGGTCAAGTGGAACTACCTGACCGATCCGGACGCATGGTTTGTGCAGACGGATGCTCCAGAAGGCATGAAGCTGTACCAGCGTGAAGCCCGCGAGATCAAGAAAGGCCAGACCGATGACGACACGGACAACCTCAAGGTCAAGTCCTATGAGCGTTTCTCGGTTGGCTATACCGATCCACGGTCGCTGTACGGGTCTCCCGGAGCAGGCTGATGAGTGACGAGGCGGACTGGGTATACGGCTACTGCCAGCGCACGGGGTTCAAGGTGAAAGCCTCTGACCTCGTGGAAGAATGGACAGGGCTACTGGTCCGCCCGCAATCACTTGATCCAAAGCATCCATTGCTTGATTTTCCGGCCCCGCGTGGTGAGGAGCTGCGCGCCAATCCCACGGGGCCGGAACAATTTACCGATGAAGGGGATAGCGACATCCCCACCATCTCCGAATTAGGGGCCAATAACTGATGGCGCTTTCCGGTACACGGGACGATAGCTACACGGTGGCTAACCTGCTTGATGAGGTGTTCACGCATCTCCAGGTCAAGCGGGGCGGCAATCCCATTTCTTCCGTGCAGGCAGCCAATGGCATTGCGGCGCTGAAGGGGATGCTGCGTACATGGTCCGTGAAGGGCATCCGGCTGCACCTCTGGCAGGACCAGACGGTGACGCCGGTAAATGGCACATCGAGTTATGCCCTGACGATCCGGGCGCTGGAGGTTGCGCAAGGTTGGCGCAGGACGGCCGGCAATGACACGCCTCTGCGGATGTATACCCGCGAGGAATATAACCGCCTGCCGAACAAGACGGCGAGCGGAAGCCCGTTCGTGGCATTCGTGGACATGGACAGGGCGGCGACGAATATTGTCACCTATCCGGTTCCCGACACGACAAGCGCGGCAAACGATGTGCTCTATTTCCCTTGCAAGGTTGCGCTCCAGGATGCGCTCACCACTGCACAGGACTTTGATTTGCCCCCGGAGTGGTCCGAAACGGTCATGTGGAACCTGACAAAGCGGCTTATCCCGCAATATCCGGGCCTCGATCCGCAGGCCCTGCAAATCATCTACGAGATGGCCCAGACAACCTATGACGACCTTGCGGGCCATGACCGCGAAGGGTCTGTCTTCATGCGGCCCGCACGCCACGGCTGATGTCCGCTGCAGTTATCTCCTCAAGCCATTACGAGGCGGATTCCTACGGGGATGCGCGCAAATGGTGCATCAATTATTATGCGGAGAAGAACCCGACCGACCCGCAACGGCCCATGCGTCTTGTGACAACGCCGGGTAGCGTGATTGTGGACAATGGGTCCGTGCTTGGCGGCATTCCGCGCGGGCTGTTCCAGGCGGACGGCTTTGCCTCGGGCAAGCTGGTGGTCCCGGACGGCACGACAATCCGTCTCTATGACCCGAACGTGGATGCATGGACTTCTCTTTCCGGCCCCATAACGGGCTCAGATCGCGTCAAGGCAGCGTTTGGAGAAGTCGAGGCAGCGTTCCTTGCCAATGGCGCGCTGTTCGTCTCTGACGGCTCCTCCGTGGCGGCTGTGACGGATGCAGACTTCGCAACGCTCCTGTCTGACCATAGCCAGACGGCTTTCTCCAGTGTCGTGACTATCGGCCAGCGCATGGTGTTCACCTATGGCAGCCGGTTCGGATACTCGGCAGCGCTGGATTTCGACAATACGACGACGCTCAATTACTACACCGCTGAGAATGCGCCGGATGGCATTGTTGCGGCTGCGGTCCTCGGGGACATGCTCTGGATCTTCGGGACGCAGACGATTGAACCATGGGTGCAGACCGGGGACAATGACGACCCGTTCCGCCCATTGACGGCTCAAGTTGTGCGCCGGGGCTGCATGGCACGCGATACGATCCGCGTCCTCGACAACAGCCTGTTCTTCATTGCGGATGACCGCACGGTAAGACGGCTTGATGGGCTGGTGCCAACGATCCTCAACGCAGACGATGCGTGGGTGACGCGCCATCTTGAAGGCGTGAGTGCGTCGGACGTGATCTGTTCCACGATGGAAACGGATGCGCACAGCTTTTACATCATCAACACGCCGACCGCCTGCATTGTCTATGACGTGGCAACCGGCCAGTGGCACAAGCGCGAATCCTATGACGAAGACACATGGGAGTGGGCCTATATTGTCCGCAAGGATGCGACCTTCTACGCCGGGAGCAGGCTTTACAGCACGCTGGTGACGCTGAGCCGGTCCTATCGCTCCGACCGCATGGCGGATAGTTCCACGTTCGGGACGGAGATCGTGCGGAAGTTCAGTGCACACCTGCCTGTGATGAAAGGCGTTCCGCCAATCCATTGTGTGCGCCTCGACACGCTAAGCGGCGTCGGCCTCAACAGCGGGCAGGGATCAAGCCCGGTCATCTCGCTGGAAGTCAGCGCTGATCGCGGCAACACGTTTTATGACATGGGCGATGCAAGCCTTGGTGAGATCGGAGCGTACGACGCGCAGGTCTATTGGGATGGCTGCGGACGGATAGAGCCACAAATGGGTGTACTCCTGTTTTCCATGTCTGATCCGGTGGCTTCAGCTCCGGCGATGGTAGCGATCAACGAGCGCTGAGATGACCAACGGACAGAGAGCAGGCGCCCGCAGGGGACTGCGTGGGCATGAGGCACGGGCGGTGGAGACCGAAACCGGCCTGCGTATCACGCTCGGCGCCAATTACCGGGATGTCGCCGTGTCCAGGGAGATGACGGCGGACGAAATCGAAAAGGCGGTTCGTGTCGCCTGCATCCAGTTGACCAATGGCTGACAAGAAGCGCCAGCTGCCTGACAAGATCGTGGACGCGGATGGACGGCCTACGCTGGATTTCCTGACGTTCATGGATGACCTGATCTATGGCACGGCGCCGGACAGTATCGGCACGCTGCTTTCCGGGCGGAACACGGACAGCGCTCAGATTACAGGCATCATTGCGGGAACGGTTGCCATTGACCCGCTGATCGATAGCAGGGGCCGTCTTTCAGAGGAACTGGATGCAACCAACGCAAACATTGCCAGCACCGCGTCATCTGCCTCTGCAGGCGCCCTGACGGCATCAATTTCTCCGGTTTACGCCTACGCATCGACAACCGGCGGCGCCACCGGAACAACCAACAGTGTCACCGTTACGGCAGCAGGCGGCACCCCGACATACACTTATGCATGGACCAAGAAGTCCGGCGACACTGTGACGGTGAATAGCCCAACAGCTGCAACAACCACGTTTTCAGGAGCGGTGGGCGTCGTCGGCGGGTTCCTTTCCGCTGTCTACACCTGCACGGTTACGGACTCTGCAGGGTCGCCCGCGACATTCACAGTCGATGTGAACGTCACAATCAACGATTTTACCTAGGAGGCGCCTGATGGGATTCCTGTCTGACATCATTGGCGGCATTTTCGGAAACGAAACGGCTGACAAGCAGGCTGACAGCATCGTCAATGCTCAGAAGCAGGCGAACCAGACGCAGCTTGACATGTTCAACCGGGCGGTGGCGCTGAATGAGCCATACCGTCAGGCGGGCCTCAACGCGCTGTCCGTGCAAGGCGGACTGCTGGGTATGTCGAACCTGGTGCCACAGGATGCCGTCACGGCCAGCATGGCATCAGACCCGAACTCGACCGTCTGGTCACAATACCTGCAGAACAACCCGGATGTGGCGCAGTGGGCGAGCACGTCAGCGGGCCAGCCATTCTTCACAAAGGGTGCGGGCAAGTCAGCGGATTACAATGGGGACGGCACTGTCTCAGCCAATGAGATGGCGCAATACCACTACAACAATTACGGCAAGGGCGAGGGCCGCACGATTGGGCAGGCGCCGCAGTCCACGGGACAGGTCGGAACAGCCCAGCCGGTCGGGCAGGGTTATACTCCGGACTCTGCCTATGACATGTTCAACAATAGCGGCTTTGCCAAGTCGATGCTGGAAACGACCAGTGCGGACATGGACCGCATGGTCGGCGCGTTCGGAGCGGGCGGGAATGCACTATCAGGTTCAGCCATCGGTGCGCTGAATGACCGTAACCGGCGCAATACGTCCGGCGCGTTCAACAACTACTACAACGCGCTCTCCGGCATCTCGAACACGGGTGCGAACATCGGCTCGCAGCAAGGCCAGCAGGCGATCAGCACAGGTCAGAACATTGCGCAGGGCCAGATCAATAACGGCTACACGCGGGCGTCCAGCTACGGCCAGCAGGGCCAGAACAACGCCAATATCCTGAACAGCGGCGCCAATGCGCTCGCCATGTGGTTCGGAGGTCAATGATGCAGAACGCCCTCGGATTCATGCCCGGTGAACACAACTGGATGGAAGGCAAGCCCATGCCGGGGCAAACCGCCCCCATGCAGGAGAAAAAGCGCGGCCCCGTGATGGGTGCCCTGAATGCCCTGTTCCAGTACGGCGCCCCGGAAGCGTATCAGGCTGGCGTCCAGCAGAAGATGAACAAGGGCATTTCCAACGCGCTGGCCGGTGGCGACTATGGCGGGGCCGCACAGGCTGCCTACGGCGCAAACGACTGGCAGACCGGAATGCAGCTTGGCCAGATGGGCCAGCAAGCACAGGATGCCCAGCGCCAACAGGAAGCACAAGGCGTGCTGAACCTGTTCTCTGCCGCCCAGCCAGCCCAGATCAGCGAAATGGCCATGACAGATCCTGTCGGATTCGAGCGCATGACCGGCATGACCGCAGACGAGTACATGCAGGCAGGTCAGCGCATGGCGCAGGCAGGCCTCTCTCCGGAGCAGTTCCATCAGTACGTGATCCAGAAGGCGCAGGCCGAGCTGGGGATGGCGCCTGCCGGACCTGTCGAGGGCAAGGCGATCAATAACCGCCTCGTGGACCCGTACACCGGCAAGGTGATGGGTGACTACAGCGATCCAGCGGCGCCGGAATACGAACGCGTCACGACCGCTGATGGCATTTACGAGTACATTCCCGGCCAGCCTGAGAGCATGCGCAAGATCGGGGAAGCGCCGGTCAAGTCTCCGCTGGTCAATGTGAACACGGGCGATGTGGGCGCGGGTGACCGCCCTATCGTGGACAAGCCGCCGAAGGGCTACCAGCGCGTGTGGGATCCGGAGTCCCAGACCTACCGCGACATGCCGATCCCCGGAAGCGCGGACGAACGCGACGATGCAGCGATGCGCCTGAAAGCCACTCAGAGACTGGCTGCTGAAGGCGAGCAGTTCAGCACCATGGTTAGCAACATTGATGATGCCATCAACATGGTGGACAACACGTCTGCGGGCTTTGGCGCGATGACTGAGGGCATTCCGACAACGCCAGCCCGAAACCTGAAGGCCAAACTTGAAACGGTGCAGGCCCTGATCGGCTTCGACAAGCTGAACGAGATGCGCCAGACCAGCCCAACCGGTGGTGCACTTGGCAACGTGACAGAGCGCGAACTTGCGTTCCTGCAATCAGTTCGCGGCTCGCTTGATACGCGCCAGAGCCCCGAACAGCTGAAGGCTACACTGGCGGACGTAAAGGCGTCCCTGGAGCGCTTGCAGGAAGTGCGGGAAATCGCATTCCGCATGGAAAACGGATTGCTGGAACCGGGGCAGGAAAAGCCGAAGGTGTCTGTTGCTCCGCCTGATCCGGCTGAGATCGACGCATTGGTCAATCAGTACCTGAACGGACCGCAATAATGCCAACCCGCGAAGAACTTGGTATTGCGCTGAAAAATGCGCATACGGCTGGCGATGCCGAGGCGGCACGCAAGCTGGCAGCGGCTATCCAGCAGATGGATATGCAGCCTTCCATGGCTACCACCACGCCCGACTTCCAGAACGGCGGCATGGACCTTGTGTCTGAGGGAGGGCCTCAGTCGCAGCCAAAGATGGGGCGCGCTCAAAGCGGCTACACAGGCGCACAGAGCGGCTTTGCATGGGGCACGGCAGATGAGCAGGCCGGCATCAAGCGCCTGCGTGCGGACAAGCTCGGACGCGTGGGCGAAGGCGTGAACTTTGCCGCTAGATTTATTCCAGGCATGGGCGTGGCTGATGCTGCGGCGGGCACAATCGCAGATATGCGCGGCATGGGCGGCTCGTTCCGTGAGGGCGTCGAAGACCGCCGTGCGCAGGAAACAAAGGCGCGCACGGATAATCCGGTCTCGTACATGGCGGGTGAAATTGTCGGCAGCTCTGTCGCGCCTGTCGGTGGATCGGCAAGGGCTGCGACGAAAACGGCACAAATCGGTAAGGGAATGGCGACAGGCGCAGGCGCTGGCGGTGTTTACAGCTTCGGCGCTGAAGACGGAACCCTTCTGGACCGTGCAAAAGCTGGGGGAATTGGTGCTGTGGGTGGCGCTGCCTTCGGTGGTGCGCTCTCAGCCGTCATCCCGCGTAACATTCCGCTTGGCGACGTCCTCAACGCCGAGCTGTTCGGTGCCAAGGTTGAGCGGCCCGTCCTCAAGACCATCGAGCGTATGCTGATCGACAGTGGTGTCTCCCCGAACGACATAAGTGCGGGGATAGTAAACATCCGCCAGAGACTGCAAAGCGGCGATGTTTCGTCTGGACTGCCGACGCGGTTCAAGGATGAGCTGGTCAAAGAGTTTGGCGAGAAAGCGCGCGGGGTAAGTAAGGCGGTCGAAAACCAGATACGCGGCGGCGCAGCACGCTCTGGCAGCGCGTCGGATGCGGCTGTCGCGGCGGCTGTGAGTGAGGACAACGCGGCTGCTCGTGAGCTGTTTAGTCGTTCGCTGGATCAATTTGCTGGCACCGCCTCCCGCCCGGAACTCCGTGGCCAAGCCATCGATCAACTCGGCCAGATTGTCGAAGAACAGTATAAGCCGATTTTGGCGCAACCGATAGTCGATCCTGCGAAAAAGCAGGCGCTTGTTGATGTGCTGAACCTGCCGCGTATGCAGAAGCTTACGACAGACCTCGCAGAAGATGCCGAACGCGAAGGTATCGACCTTGCGCAGATGATCCAGAACAACCCCGCAGAGGCGGCGCACTGGATGCAATCCAAGGCTCGCCAGCTGGCTGATGATCGGGGCCGTGTCTCGGCTTCGGGGCGTGTCCTGCCAGACCGCACCATGTCAAACCGCCGGCAGGACATCCTGAATGCGCTCGAAGATGCCGTTCCAGGATACCGCGAAGCCCGCATGGAGTTCGGAGACAAGTACGGCGTCACGCAAGCCGTTAACTTTGCCAAGGGCTTTCTGAGCCGCGCAAAGGACGATGTGGCCGTATCTGACATGGCGGAAGAGTTCTCAAACATGTCGCAGGCCCAGCAGCAAATGGCCGTAGCGTCCATGCGCAGCATTCTTCAGGGCTCTGCTGAAAACGTCCGCTACGTTGATCCGGAAGTTGGCGCTTCAGCGCTCAGGACCGCTGAAATCGGCAAAGAGCCTGTATTGCGCGCTCTCTCGGATGTGTTCGGAGAACAAGGCACAAAGATCGCTGACGACATCAAAGCGATTGTGTCGCGCACAGATGCCAATCGTAGGATCAATCCGCAGGCCACCGGTTCGGACACCACCCCGAAAGCCGAGGCAATCAAGTTCGCTATGCGCAACACACGCGGCCCGCTTCAGCGCGGGATCGGCGCCGTGTTCGGCAGCGTGCCGTCTGACCTGCTTGGCTCGGCCCTTGTTGGCGCACCCACACCGATCGGTGCAGCCCGTGCGGCATCTCAGGGCGTCGGCAAAATGGCTGACCGCCGCGCCATGTCCACCGTGGACAAGGTGACGGAACTTCTGCTGGCGCGTCCGCAGAATGCTCTGGCGCCGAACAATGCCCCGCGTGGTGGATCACCACCCGTTAGCGGTGGCAGCATTGTGGACCAGATCGGACAGGAAGCGCAAACGAAACCAGCCAATGCGCTGGCACCTCAGCAGCCCATGAAGTCATCCGGCACAGCCACTTTCGGAAACGACCTCGCCAATGCAGCAGTCGGCGGAACAGTCGGTGGCATGGGCGGCAGCTTCTCCGGTGAGTTTATCGACTACAACAAGGACGGCAAGATCGATGAGACCGACAAGCAGATCGGTTTCCTGATCGGCACGGGTGTTGGGGCCTTTGGTGCGCCTGCTGGCACGCGGGTTGGGGTCAAGGGTCAGCGGTTCGACATGAAGGGCTCCGGCCCATCCGGCAAGCTCCCCAAGCTGAAAGGTTCAGCATCCGTAGATGTCTCCAGACAGGGCGATACACTCACCATCAATATGTTGAAGGTTCCAGAAGGCTTGCGTGGAACAGGTGAAGCATCACGCGCTGTAGATGATATACTAAAACAGGCTGATGCCGAAGGGCTCACGGTTTTCTTGACTGCCGATCCAGTCGGCTCTGGTGGCCTATCAAAATCCCAGCTTGAGGCGTTTTATAAGCGCCGCGGATTCGTCTCGAACTCTGGCAGAAATAAGGACTTCCGCGCCCAAGCGGGAATGGTTCGACACCCACAGACACCGATGCGTGGAGCCGGAATTTCTGGTCCTCCCAAGCCCCCCAAGCTGATGAAGGATGTCCCCAGAGGAAAGCCCCCCAAAGGCGGCAACCCGAACCTCGGGCAAGGCAACCTGATCCGCCAGCAGTACGAGGGCAAGAACCCGCCACGTCTTCCGGAGGGGCCTATGACGGATGCGCAGATCAAGGCCCGCAAAGCCCGCGAAGCCGCCATGCCGCTGATCGAGCAAGGCCTGTCAGGTGAAGCCATCCGCCAGCAAACCGGCGTCCAGACGCTCACTTACAAAGGCCAGACGGTCATCCTCCCGCCATACCTGAACGGCGTGAACAATGAAGCCATCCATCGCTTCTTCTATGACAGCCTGAAGCAGCCTTTCGAGAAGCGCCCGAAATGGGTCCAGAATGCCTTGCGCCAGATAGCAAGCAGCGAAGATGACGCCCTGCGCCAGCAGTCGCTCTGGGACCAGAAGAACCCCCTGGCTCTCGGCACGGAACGCACGCCGATGGTGAAGCCGGGCAAGAATGCCCTCAGCGGCAAGTAGAATTTCCTGAACAATCCAATCAATTAGCGGGGTGACCAAATGGCCACGGCAATTCCTTTCGGGGACGTCCCACAGGTATACGACAATGGAAGCCCGCTTTCGGGTGGGAAGATCTATTTCTATGCGCCTGGCACCTCGACGCTGCGCACACCGTATTCCGACACGGCGCTGAGTGTTCCGACGACAAACCCCGTCCTGCTGAACTCTGCGGGCTGGCCAGCCACGAATGTCTACCTCGATAGCTCTCAGGCCTATGACTACATCATCAAGTCTGCAGACGATGCCGAGACGCTCTGGCCGCGCACGACAATTCCATCCAATGCGTCTGCTTCCCAGCCGGTGGACGCGACCCTGACGGGCATTGCCGCGCTTGTTGGCACAGATGGCGACAGTGTTGAATGGACCGGCACGGATACGTTCCGCACTGTCAAGCGTACGGTGGCCACTTATTCCGCACTCAAGGCAATCACAGGCCAGCAGTCAGGTGACGAGGTTGCTGTGCTCGGTCGCACTACGGCGGGAGACGGTGGTAATGGGCATTTCCGCTGGGCAACGGGTGACCAGTCCACCAACGTGACTAATGATGCCTCCAGCGGCATTTATGTACCGCCGGACAGTGACACAGACGGCTCCAGTGGGTGTTGGGTGCGGCAGACGGATGGATCACGGCGATTCAATGGCCTCTGGTTTGGTGCGGTTGGAGACGGCGCAACAGACAACGCAACTGTCATGAACAACATGGTCGCCTTTATCGATGCCTTCAGCGTCGATGGCGGGGAGTTGTATTTCCCGGCTGGCACATACCAGATTGCAAGCGAAGTGACGCTGGACGTCATTGGGTTCCGGTTGACAGGGGATGGCCTGATTTCCGATGGCGACATAGCCACATCGGCCCTGACGATATTCGAGGGCACAGGCACAACGGCGCCTGTGTTTCGCATCAAAGTGGACAGGTTCCACCTGAATGGCTTCATGGTGTCGTCTGACGCAACCAGGTACGCGGCGACAAAGGTTACGGCTTCAAATTATTCGGGGCTGTCCCTGACGCGCAACGACCAGAACTTTGGTATCTGGATTGAGCCTGACGATAGTGCGTCCTCCGATGAGGTGGGCAATTTCCACGTCGAAGATGTCTGGATTGAGAAACAGCCTAATTCCAACTGGGTCATTTGTGGCAAGACATATGTGTCGGTGATCGAACGGTCTGGTTCCCGGTATTCCGGGGAACATGGCTGGGTTTTTGACAAAGGCACCTACACAGGCCGCACGAATGTTGAAAGCACAGGCATTATCGATGTCTACGGGTGTGAGGCCTATCAAAATGACGGCCACGGCCTGTGTTGCGGGCACCCTGATGATGATAGCGGTCCTTCTACGATCCGCATGACAATCATCAATTTTGACTCTTACACCAATGGGCAGGATGCTGCCGTCCTTCACGAAACATATGATACCTATTTCATTGCGGATAACAGCCGGATTGAGTACTCGGCATTTAACGGAAACAATACGCGCGGCGGCGTCTACACCGCAGGGTTAGGTATTGAACTCCTGAACAACAGATACCTTGATATCTCTTCCTCGCTTGAGCCGGTCATGGTGGACGGCACGCATTGCACGGGTACGCCGCGAACCACTTACGGGGTCAGGGTCTGGGGCGGATATGTGACCAGCTCCGGCACCTGCACAAATTTTGTCAGCACGCAAAACTCCCCAAACAATGTAGATGTCGAGGTGGACGTCCTGACGGGTGCATTCACCAATGCAGCTCCTACCTCCGTCATGGTCCGGCGCAAGCAGGGCGCGCTCCTCTGGAACGTGAACCTGACCCAGACCGGAACGCAGACACTGACCGGCAATACGACCCGTACCGGGACACTGACCCAGACCAGCGACATGACCGTTTCTGGCGGCGTCCTGAATGTTACGCGGGACTCAAATGTTGTTGCTGTCATCAACCGGACGACCAATGATGGCGACCTGATTTTCCTCCGACAAGACGGAACGACCGAAGGCACAATCAGTGTTTCAGGAACAACGGTCACCTACGGGTCATTCAACGGGTCGCACTGGTCGCAGTTTGAGGACCAGTCCTATCCCGATCTCCTGCCAGGCACGATCCTGTCATCTGTTGACGCCCTTTGCTCATGGAAATGGGACACATGGATGGAATGCGTGGAAGAAGCGGTTGTGAACGTCTTCACGGATGGCACCCAAGAGGAAGCGAGCCCGGCCCGCTATGAAGATCGCAGCGTCTGGTACACGGGCGACTTGCTGGATGGCGACACCTATACAGATGAACAGGGCAGGGTTCACACGATCGCAGAAGACGGCAATGACCGATTGCCAATGGTGGAGGTGAGCCAGTCAGCCGGGGATACGGCGGTCTATGGTGTGTTCCAGGGGCTTAGTAATTCAGACGGCGAGCCGGATATGTTTGTCGGAGCGCTTGGCGCCGGAAACATCAGGATTGCAGCTGGTGAGACCGTCCAGCGCGGCGACCTCATTGAAAGCAATGGAGACGGTTGCGGCAAAGTGCAGGCAGATGACGTCTTCCGGGCCTCTACCGTGGCAAAAGTCACATCAGCGGAAGTGATCGAGACTTACCCGGATGGGAGTTACCTGGTGCCGTGCACGCTGCACTGTGGCTAGATGAACCGCGTCATCTCGACAAGATGGTCAACCGGCTTGCCACGATCCGCGATGAAGTAGGCATTGTTTGTGGTTGTCTTCGCTCCGCCACGGTTCACATGGGGATGTTCGATCAGGCGGGGGTCAGACATGCCGGCCCATTCCAGCATCTTCAGGAACAGCGGCCGGGTCGCATGCCAGCCAAGCAGGGGCTGGTCACCAAGGTATTGAGGGGTGATGTCCGACCGGTTCTGGAGGAAGTCTGACTCGCCTTCGATGCATTGAGTTGAAACGACAAAGTGATCCGCATCGAACTGGCCGACATAATCGAGGACGAGTTGCGGGTAACGGAAATGGTAAGCGAGGCCGAGGAAGAGGACGACATCCATATGGCTGGTCTCTTCAGGGCGGATGTCAAAAAGCGCATCACCGGAGATGGAAAGCCGTTCTTCGGGAATTCCGAGCGTACCGCGTAGCCATTCGATTTTCTGCCGGTAGGGCTCATAGGGTTCCGCCGCATGGACCGTTGCCCCGCGCCGGACGAGTTCAACCGAAAGCCCGCCGCAATTGGCACCAATATCAAGGACGCGCTTGCCTTCCCAGAACCCTGCCGGAAAGCCCGCATCCAGAACCTTTGCAATATCCCAGCTCGCCCAGATGCCAGGAGTGAAAGCCCCTTCGCCAAGCATGCAGCGCTGCTGCCACGGCCCCATGGATTTCGCCTGCTCAACAGCCCGCAGATCTGAAGTCGAGAACGCAACGTCCGCAATTTTTTCCATGCTGTCAGCCATGGGTTTTTCCTTTCAGGAGGAGTTTGAAATGCAGCAGAAGATTGAATCCATCCTAGCTGGAACCGATCATGACGCCAACCCGGTCGGCCACCTTTGGGCGATCCGCGTTGGCAACCATTCCGGAGCACGTTCTGACGGTGTTGGGCTCGCCCGTGAATTGCTCTCGAAATACCGCCTTGAGCGCGGTGAACGCATCGCGCACCCGGAGCCGGTAACTGTCAGCGGCGAGGCGAAGCGCGGGGCGGTGCAGGAAGTAGAGTTACCGCCTGCACCGCCTACACCTGAAGTCGTGGAAAAGGTCATCGAAAACCCAGAGACACAGGAACGTCTCGCAGAGGCGCTGCGCAAGCTAGATGAAGCGAATGCCAAGCTGGAAGCGAAGAAGGCAGGGACTGACATTCCCCCGCCGGAAATCGCTGACCTGATCCGCCTGAACGAGAACTACGAGCGGACCAATGAACGGCTCGTAACCGGCTACCGCGAAGCTATGCAGCGCGCAGAGCTGGCCCGCACCCGTGACGGCATCTTTGAAGGCAAGTCCACCACGGAATGGCTGCGCAAGGCAGATCGCTATGACAGCGCGATCCGCTGGAACAAGGGCCGGAGTGCCGAGACTATCTAACTGACAGAAAGGGCGGGGGCATGGACGACGACCTGCACACGAGGCTTACCCTGTTGGAACGCACGGCAGTATCCAAGGACCAGCTGGTAGAGCGTGAGGACAAGCTGCTTGGCCGCATGGAAGACATGCTGAAGCGGTATATCTCGCAAGCCTCGGATGACCAGAAACACCAGTTCAAGCTGTTCGGCCATGAAATGGCAGACCAGTTGCGGGCGTGGGAAAAGAAGATCCACAGCGACCGTGACGAGATCGATGAAAAGCGGGAAGCAGAACGCGCGCCGCCTCCGCCACCACCGCAAGCGCTTTCCCCGATCCGCACATGGGTTGTGGCCAATTGGGCATGGGCCATCGGCATTGCACTGCTGATCGTGGCGCTACGTCCTGACCTCGCTGCGGCAGCTTTTCGCGTACTTACCTGACAGGGGCTGACAGATGAAAGAGTTCTTCACGTCGCTATGGGGCGGCACGACCGCATGTGCATCATGGATGCGTCACCAGTTCGCGGCGTTCTTTGCCAGCTTCTGGCTGTACGTCATCCTCTGGACGGTGGTGTTCGGGGCGTTTGTTGTCCTGCTCTACATTGACGGCAAGTTCAGCCGGCACCTTGCAGAAGGGGCGGCAATTGCGCCGCTCAGCTTCCAGGCAATGGGCTGGATGTACCGCCTGTTCGCTGCATCCTTCCTGATGGCCGCTGCCCGGTGCGCCTACAAGGGCATCAAGGGTAGGGCGACGTTCTATTTTCTGGGCGTGTTTGCGTCGATCATTGTCTGCATGCACGCCTTTGGGTTTGGCTTCGAGGCCCTGAGCGACAGGCGTGACCAGGCGATGGCCGCCCGTGAAATCGTGGCCGTCAAATCCGAGTCCAATGACGAAGTGATCAACGCCCTGAAAGAGCGCAAGGTAACCATTGACGGCGACCTTGAACGCGCGGTGGCCACACTGGATGCCGAAATCACGCAATACATCACGGACGGCAAGAACAACGACTATCTGGCAGACGACGCCCGTGTTCGCCGCAATGCGCTGCAGGACGAGGCACGGCTGGCCAAGCAGGACATTGACGCCCAGATCATCAACCTGATGACGGCAAGCGTCACGGACCGTCAGGAGGCCGTGGAAACGGCAGCAACGGCCAAGCCATGGGCGCCCCTGTTCATCGGTATTGCCCAGCTTGTCACATGGTCCAAGGAACCATCGGATTGGGCCATCTACCTGTGCGCCATCGGGTTCATCATATTCTGGGTGCTGCTCGGGGAAAGCCTCGTTATTTTCCTGCCGGAGCGCATCTATGTGATGCACCTGCATGACCGTCAGGAGCAAATCGACGCCAAGCGCTCCGAAGCCGCCAAGAAAGGCTGGGAAACCCGCAAGGCGAAGGAAGAGGCCAAACCGGAAGAGAACATCCCCGTCCGTGACGATGGCTACTGGTCCGAGCGTATCCGCAAGGCCTTGCGTACCAAGATGAAGAACCCGACCGCAGAGGGCATGTGGAACACGTATTTTCCCGGCCTTGCCTCTGTCCATGAACTGCGCGGCAAGCTGAGCGTTCGCCTGAAGCGCGGGCAAATGAGCCAGGACGAGTTCGACTTCATCATGCGGGAAGGTGAGTACGCGCCCCCGCCTCCGAAGGAATACCCGGTCGCACGTCAGGATGATCCTGAAATTGAACCGGACAATGAGGACGAAGACGAGGCGCCGCCCGTCGCTGCCGAGTAGGGGCTGAACCATGCTTACAACATCGAACCTTGCGAGTTTCCTGCTAGTCCGTGAAGGCTTCCGGAAGCACGCCTATGACGACGCGCAGCCGAATGTCACCCTTACGGAAGACACGGAGATCAAGGGCACGCTGACAATCGGAGTCGGGACGACGCATTACCCCGATGGCCAGCCTGTGCGCTGGAACGATTCTGTTTCCAAACAGGAAGCCCTCGATTACCTCCAGCACTATATCCAGACGGTCATTGAGCCCGCGCTTGAGAACCTCATTCACGTCCCGCTGGAGCCGCACCAGTATGACGCCCTCGGAAGCCTGCTTTACCAGTACGGCGAGCCCGAAGTTTCCGGCTGGCGCCTGATCAACCGCATCAACCGCGGCGACGACTGGCGCAATATCATTCTGGAATGGGTGACCGGCACCATCATGTGGATGGGCAAGCCGCTGTTCTGGCCGCGCCGCGTGGCCGAAGTCCTGATGTTCATGGGCCTCGACTGGCGGGCAGGGGACAATGTGCCGGCCGATTCCAACATCATCGACGTTGTGGAGGCCATGAAGCCGCCAGAGAAGCCGAAAGCCCTGCCAGCCCCTGAACTGCCAAGCCCCAAGCCGGAGCCCGCCATGAACGAAGCGCAGAAGAAAGCCCGCAGTGTGCAGGTTCCAGACAATTGGGATGACTACACCGACAGCGAGAAAGTGGCGTGGCTGAACGGTGACCAGAAAGCAAAGCTGCCCAGCAAGGCCGTTCGCGCGAAGGCCGTGATCGACGCGCCGAACGTGAAGGCCGAAGCCCCGCCCAAGCCCATGGAGGACAGCAAGACCTTCAAGGGCCTCTCCAAGAAGGAAAGCGGGCAAGAGGCCGTCATCATCGGCGGCACGGCAACAGTTGTCACGGGCGCCATGCCTGTTGCCAAGGAGATGGCCGGGTTCTTCAAGTCCTATGACCTGAAAGTCATCCTGACTGCCGGTCTGGTGTTTGGCGGTATCCTGCTGGCAGTCGGTGCATGGCGCTGGTGGCGCGGGGCCGTGCTGGCATGGGAAGGCCGTCAGGAAGCCGACGCGCCGAAGATCTGATGCCCTTCTACGTCACAGCCTGGAACTGGCTGGCCAAGAACCCGGTTGCCCAAGGCATCGCCGCTGCAATCGGCGTGGTGCTGGCATTCATGTTCTGGCTGGCAGCGTTCCACGATCCGCGCATTCGCAGGGAAGCCCGCGCAAAGGCGGAGAAAGCAGCCCGCAAAGCCCAGACCAAAGCCATCAGGGAAATTGAGGAGGAAGCAGATGAACGCATTGAGAAAGCTAAGCAGGCCCGCGCTTCTGTGCCTGATACTGACGTTCTCGACAGCATGTCAGACGACGAATACGAGTTCCTCTTCGGTCGTAAGCGAAACGGCTGATCTGGCCTCTGAAAAGACCGCACAGAGCATGTGCGAGGCAACCCGTCCTGACAGCATTGATGACGTGTCTGATGACGAGTTCCGGGGGCTTCCGTTAGACGTGCAGAAGAAGATTCTGGCGGACTATCGTGCATGGAAAGCTATGGGGTGCGAGTGATGACCAAGCGCCCATCAGCCCGGTATGCCGGTGATCCGTCAGTAAAAAGACATCACCACTGGACCGCCAGTGCCGCACACCTTATCATGGTCCTGTTCCCGTGGCTGACGATTGCCCTGCTGGCAGGATACATCACCATCCACAAGGACCGAAACGAACTGGAAGCCTTCTGCGCTACCGCTGGCATTGTCCCTGATCGCTTTCTCTGCACCGACATTCGCAAGTGCGGGGACGTGCCATACTGGTCCAGCACCGCGGCCCTATCAATGAATGCACAAGTCAGAGCCCAATGCGGGCCAATCACAAACGAAGTCACCATGACCATTCCTTACGAGACTTACGCGCCTTCAGAGGAAACCATTGCGCTGATCAAGGCGGAGATTGGGGACATCAAGGCATGGCAGCGGGATAAGGTTATTCAGTCGGCGGTTGCTGAGATGGGTGGTCCGGATTGA